TGCAATAATTGGAAATTATGAAAATGGTGGTGGCGTTCATTGGATTTATAATCCTTATCAAAGTGATACTTATTCATTTGTAAGTTTTGAGGGTGGTGGTGGCTATGATACTTCAAACAATAGAATGAGGTCGCAAAAAGGTATAGGCGTACTAAAACAAACTGCGAGTATGACAGGTGTAAATTTTTATTCTTCTGATACTTCTAATACATTTTCTGCTTATGTAACTGTTTATGGATTGAGAGTTGATAGCTAATGGCAGGTAGTTTAGTACAAGTAGCAACAAGTACAGTAACAAGTGCAACAGCAGGCGTAACTTTGACTGGCATTGATGATGATAGTGTGTATATGTGTGTAGTAAGTAATGTAGCACCTACAACTGATGGTGCAACACCATATTTTAGAGTAACAAAAAGTGGTACTGCTGATACAACTGCTAATTATGATTATGCAGTTAAACAATTAAGAGCAGATGCAGGTTTTTCAAATAATGCTGAAGTAAATATTACTATGTGGAAATCCAATGATGTAGGAACAAGTACACAAGAAGTACTAAATCAAATTTTATATTTATATAACTTTAATTTAAGTTCAGCATATTCTTTTATGCAACAAGAAATCAGCCAAAGAAGTGCTAGTGGTTTATTTAGAGGTAGGCAAGGTGGTGCTGTTCATACAGTAGCAAGTGCAAGTGATGGAATGTATTTCTATATGTCTAGTGGCAATATAGCAAGTGGAACTTTTACCTTATATAAGGTGGTGTAATTATGAGTGAATATGGATATATACCTGAAAGCCCTGAACAAAGCCCTTTTAATAATAAGGGAATATTTACGCCTAACGATATTTATGATTTAGTAAGATTAGACAAATGGACACCTGAACTTGGACAATTAGAATTAATTGAAACTCAATCTGTTAGTGGCGTAAGCACTTTTGATTTTACAGATTTGAAAGATTACAAGGTGCATTTTTTAACTTATAATGACTTGTTTAATTCAGATACTGCTAAGGGTTTTGCAATTAGATTATACGAAAATGATGTATTGGAAACAGGAAGTGTTTATTTACACGCACATCAAGATTGTAGAGCTGACGGAAGTTTTGCTGAAAATAGAAGTACAGGTGCTAGTCAATGGCAGTTCGCTAATAATACTTCAATAGGCACACACGCAAGAAGTAGAGCAAATGGATTTTTTTACTTTTATAATTTATTAGAGAGTTCAAAATATAGTTTTGCAACAAGCCACACAACAGGACTTAATAATTCAAATACAGCAGATTTTAGATTTGGAAGTTGGGTTTTACCACAAGCAAGTTATGTAAACAAAATTCAATTTATGGCTTATGATGCAGGAAATATAACAGGTACTTTTTCTTTATATGGCATAAAGGCATATTCATAATGGCTACTAACTTAGAATTTATAACTCAACTTACATCTAGTAGTGGCGTTAGTTATTTAGATACACCTAATTTATTTAGTGCAGATTATGATGTTTATTTTTGGACAATAACTGTTTTTGATGTTAGTGCAGATGAAGTTTTTGAAATGAAACTTTTAGACAGTTCTAATTCTGCTATTGCAACTAATTATTATTGGTCTAGTTTACAAATGAAATCTAATACAGGATTTAATGAGGCAGAAAATCATAATAGACCAAAAATTGATTTTATAGCTGAGCTTGACGGAGATGATGAAAAGACTATTGGGTTTAGTGGATATATTTTTAATCCTTATACATCAGACACTTATACAACAGGAAGTGTGCAAAGTTCAAGTTGTGATGGCAGTAATTTATTTGGCTCTAAGGGTATTTGGTTACATCAAAACGCAGAGCAAATAAATGGGTTAAGAATAGCACCACAATCCCCAGTAACAATTAGTCATCTTGTAGTAAACTTTTATGGGGTGAAATAATGTCAGGTAGTTTAAATTTAATTCAAAAAATAACTCTTTCTACACCAACAGCTAGTGCTGTATTGACAGGTATTGACAGTACCTATGATGTTTATATGGTAAGAATATCAAATATGCAACCAGTAACAGATAATAAAAATATGGTATTTCACATAACGAAATCTGGAAGTGCTGATACAACTTCAAATTATGACCACTCTTTCGAAAATTTAAAAGTAAATACATCATTTTCAACTTCTTCAGGCGAAAATGCTAGTTCAGCAACTTTTGCGTGGTCGCAGGGAAATGGAACAGGCGAAAAAGCTAGTGCAATTTTATATTTATTTAATTTTCCAAATGCAAGTGAGTATAGTTTTATAACAGTTGATAGTCATTGGCTTAACAATACGCCTGACTTTATGGGTGCTATTGGGGGAATAGTGCATACAGTAGCTTCGGCTTCAGATGGCGTTTCCTTTACAATGGAAAGTGCAGTAAATATAAATACAGGTGCTGAGTTTGCATTATATGGAATTACAAAATAATAAATGTTAAAGTAAAGAAAGGAGAAAATAATTATGGCAATAAAGACAATCGCACAATTTAGAACTGAAGCTACTTCAGAAATAGAAAGTGAAAAGCCACTGTATGCTCAAGTTAATAATGAACGAAGAGAGTTTACAGATGCAGAGTACGACCAAGCTATTGAAGATAGAGCTCAGTATAAATTAGATGAACAAGATAATGGTTATGTTAGAGCTAGATTAGAAGCTTATGCAAGTATAGGCGACCAGCTTGATATGTTATATCACGATATGACTGCTGGTAAGGGCGATAAGACTGGCGACTGGTATAAAGCAGTTAAGAAAGTCAAAGATGACAACCCGAAACCAAGCTAATGAAACTTGATGTTGTAAGGATTCAAAAAGGAATTGATGCTACTAATGGCATACTATTCGTTAATGGAATCTACGAATGCTACACTCTCGAAGACCAAACAAGAGAAGGTAGCAAGGTAATGAAAGAGACAGCTATACCATTAGGAGAGTATGAAATTAAATTTAGAACTGTTGGTGGTTTTGATTCAAAATATACTTCTCGTTATGGAGCTGACTGGCATAAAGGAATGTTAGAACTTCAAGATGTTCCTAACTTTCAATATATATTGATTCATACTGGTAATACAGATGAGCATACTGCTGGTTGTTTATTGGTAGGAGAAACTCAACAAGATTTAGATAAAGGCAAAGATGGTTTTGTTGGTGGCTCTGGAGATGCTTATAAAAAATTATATCCTAAAGTTAGAGATGCTTTACTCGCTGGAGAGAAAGTAACAATTAAATATTCTGACATAAATCTTGAAGAAGGTAAACAAGATGTATCTAATAAAGCAACAACTGATGTTGTATTGACATCAATGGTAGAAAGAAAGATGGATAAGATGTTGCAAGAAATAAATAACATAAAGTTAATAGTTACTAAGAAGGTCTTATAAAAATTAACTGCCCAAGTTGCAGTAATGATTTACTACTAACACCCAAAGGGTTTGTCTGTGGAAATAAAAAATGCTCACATTATAATCGAAGGCAATTTGGTGGTAAGATGTCTGAAGAAGAGTAATTTTTTAAAAGGAGAATTATTATGGCTAGTAAAAAATGGGTAGCATATTGGAAATTCATGATAGCTAAAGCTTTAAGAACTGGAATGCAGTCAGCAATCGGAGTTTATCTTTCAGCTAACATGGGAATCATTGATGCAGACTTAGGACAAGTTCTTTTAGTTAGCTTTGCAACTTCAGCATTGACTGTGTTGCAACACGCATTAGAACAATACAAACCAAAAGCAACTTACGAAGCATAAAGGTTTGGTTGTGGAAGTAGATGTAAAGCAAATTGTTGCTGGTGTAATGACTGCAATAATTTTAAGTTCTTTAGGATTTGTATTTAACAATATAGATAAATTAAAAACTGAGAATGCAGAACAAAGAACAGAGATAAAAGAAATTAAAAAAGATTTAGAAGAAGCTGAAGATGATATTGATACATTGAGAGCGATGCACAATGACATACTTTGGCAGTTAGGTGGTAGTGGATAATGGATTGCTGTGGCAACTGTAACTGTGGAACTGTCTAATTATTGATTAAGAAACTATACAATGTATTAATTGTATTATGTTTAATTTATCCAACTCCAATAGTTTTTGCAGATGAAACTACAACAACAACAACTACGACAACAACAACTACGACTACTATCCCAGAAGGAGAAGTTGAACAAGTAGAAACATTTGATGGTACAACTACCACCACGACTACAACAACTGTGCCAGAAAACACTTCTACAACGACTACAAGCAGTACTACAACGACAACAACTACTACAACTATTCCAGATGAGTATGAACAATCTACTGATATGGTTATTCCACAAGACCAACTGGACTTGAATGGAAACGAAGTAGAAAATAATATTGATTACAACAATACTTGGTCTGGTCAATATGGTTGTACTAACTATTGTATAAACATTGAGTACCAACAACATAATGGAGCTTCTGGGTCTTATGAATTTGATTTACCAGAGACAACAACTGTTGATGAAGAAGAACTTGAAATAGAAATATATGAAGTTGGATTTACTATTGGAGCTTTAAACAATCAAGCTGAAGTAACTTATACACATACAGATACAACAACTCAAACAAATACTATTGATGCTCAACAATTTGTTTCGGCTCAGACAATGTATGAAGTGGTTGTTTACAATATCAGAACAACATTAGATACATTTATAGATAAATTTACTCTGACATTAAATGACTGGACTTTAGTAGATGATATTTCTTTTAAATACATTCAACCAACTACAACTACAACCACTACTACAACAACTACTTTGCCACCATTTATTGCAGAGCCAGAGCCAATGCCAGAGCCAGAGCCAATGCCAGAGCCAGAGCCAGAAGTGTTCGTAGTAATATTAGAATCTGGAGAAGAAGCAGAGTATTTAGAACATGAAATTGAAGATGGAACAGTCGAAAGAGATAATGAAAGACAAAAGAACGAAGAATTGTATGGAGTTGCACTAACAGATGAACAGATTGAGAGAGGAGATTTAGAACTATATGACATCGAAGTTACTGAAGAAGATATGGAAGAAATCGGAGAAGAGTTTTTTGATGATGATGATTTATATGTTGATATGGAAGATGAGTTTATTGATGAAGAATATATTGAACTTACTGAAGAAGAGTATGAAGAACTTGAAAAACAAATGGAGCTCGATGCAAAAGCTCTTGAGTATGAAGAAGAAATGGAGATATATGAATTTGAAACTAAAGAAGAAGCAGAATTATTTATTGAAACAATTCTTGAAGTGGAAGAATATCTTGAAGAGCTGGAAGACTTTGAACAAGAAATTATTATCATTGAAGAAGAAATAGATTTAATAGATATATTTGTTGATAATGATTTATTTCCACCAAAAGAAGAAGATGTTTTAGAAGATTTAGAAAGCATACAAGATGAACTTATTGAAAATGAAATTGATATTGAAGAAGAAGTATTTACAGATGATACTCTTCCTTTGGAAGAAGAAC